CACCTTTTCAAACAATTTCATCACAGGAGTGACATTGTTCGCCAACCCAACACATGTGTGCAATTTGGCAGCTTGACGCAACACATCACACATGTTAGACTGGTCCCCAAACCAAACATTGGGAGAATAACACCTGGCCAAAAATTTGATGCCAGGAGCACTCCGCAAAATGGGTTCGATCGTCAACTTTTGGCCAATCATCTGAGCAGCAGATACATAAATGTGGGATTCAATGTCAGCAGTTAAGCCATCATCACCACCATATATGCCAAGACGCTCAAACGCTTCATCAGGACCAATAAATAACCCATCACGCTGGGATAAACGACGAGCCAGAAAAGCAACAAAAGCATTAACCATAGTATTAAATAGTGAAGTTTCTGGAGAACCCGACGCACGAGAAAAACCAGTTTCATATTTGCTATCAAAGGAGGCGTAAGCTTTTAGATTAAACTGACTATGGTGTAATTGCAACAAAGGGTCGTGATACCGAGGATGAAAGGCCCGAAGTAGCAACATTCTTTCCAAATGCCGCATGACATTTGAGCCATGGCCATCAAACCGATTAAAATCAGTATTACAGGCAGAATTTGCATTGGCCAATACATCAGTGACTCGTTGAGCAATTTGTTTAGGAGTCTTGGAAAACGCATACCACGACTGCATTTTTAAGATCTTTTCAAACGCATACATATACCTGCTATATTCAATCTTATCGACTGGATCAATAACAGATATAGCACGCGGATCTTTAACATTACCATAAGCTTCCTTCTTCCCGAACATTTTAACAATGTACCGGGAAACAAGCCCTTGTGAGTCATAAAACAACTTACGTTGTTTAGGACGACTCTGACGGATAAGGACTTCGTCATGATCAGTAGGAAACAATTGGCCCTTATTAGGTATGACTTTCTCACAGAACTCAGTCATAACTTTAACTAAAAAGGGGGTCAAATCAAATTCACGAGGCTTGACCTGATTAACCCGTCCAGCAATACACTGTTCTTCATTAGAAACAGTTTGGTCAGGGGCAAATGCACCATCAATCAAAGGAGACATGAAAGGGTGCAATGATGCTTTAGCCAAAGGATCATACTTGGAAGGGTTAAATTGGTAACGAATGACGGATTCATTAACTGGACACACTATATCAGGTTGAGCAACAACCTTGGAACGATGATATTCCAAGAGTGGCAGTGCTATTGACCTATCACCATCAACATAGGCCATAACATGAGCTAGTGTGAGCACAAATGAATTGGTACGAGCAGTTATAGCAATGGCTTCATCAATCAATACTGAAACCTT